TCGGCGTACGGCAGGGCGCTGGCAATGGCGGGGTATTACGGGTCCGGTGACGGGCTGGCGGGATACGAGGAGGTGACGTACAGCGAGGCACGCACGACGGTGCGTCCGACGCAACCACCACGGGCGGTGACGTTCGGCATGAATGGCGCGACGACGGTTGCGAATGTAGACGAGTTCTAAGGGGACCATGATGGCAATGCAGCGACCACAACGCAGCGCGCTACCCAAGTTCCAACGGGTGGCTAGTGGCGGTGAGAAGCAAGACTACGAGATCACGCACCTGTGCGGACACACCGGCATCATCCAGGTGTTCGCCGGTTCCAACCCGGACAACAGCCGTTGGGTGCAGGCGCAGCGCGACAGGGACTGCCGGGACTGCTACACGGCGAAGATGGTGGAGTCGGATCAGGCGTCGGTCGATGCGGGCAAGCGCGTCGCGCTCGATGGTGGACCCAAGCAAGTTCCGTGGGCGCAATCGGTCCGCCAGTCCCGCGCATCCGAGATGCGGACGTGGCTGGAGAGCGTCACGGCGGTCGGTGCCGGTGCCGTCAAGGCGGGACGGTTGACGCAGGCTGAATACGACGCCGGCATTCAGGACGTGCGGTCTGCGTTCAGCGACCTGATGATGGGCGTCGAGTTCTCGGACGAGGACTACGACCACTCGGGGTACGCGAAGTGGTGGATCGACACGCGCAAGGAGCCGCTTGAGGCGGGGATTATCGCGCGGTTGTTGCCGGACCGCGACATCCTCGGGACTGGCGTGTTCACGCGCTTGTCCGAGGACGGGTGGACGCCGGTTGATCACGCGACGCTGTTGCCGGTCGAGGTGGAGGAGGAGCAGGAGCCCGTGCAACGCACCGCAACGCCGTTGCCTGGCACCGCACCGGAACCGTTCAATCCGCATGCGCGTGGCAAGGGACGCCTGCCCGTGAAGGTCGTCGCGGGTCCGGCGGCTGGTCAGTGGCAGCGCGAGGTCGCGGAACTGGATCTTGACGACAGTCCGTTCTGATCCGGGCGAAAGATGGGCGCGGTACGGCGGGTTGGTGCAAGCCAACCCGCCGTATTGTCTATGGCGGGATATCATGCATCGTGGCTGCGACTGGAAGGGACGGGACAACATGCCGAGCGTCCGGATGATTGAGAATGTGCCGTGCGCATGGCCGAAGTGCGCGCGCAACGGCACTAAATGGTGCCCTGATGCCCGGTTCATCGCGTTTGCCGAGGATGAACATGCGGGCGCGTGGTTTTGCCGTGAGTGCTCGTGGAAGCCCAAGCGTGACTTGGACGCATCGGCGTTCATCGTTCCGGCGACCATCGCATGGGATGCCTGGGCGGAGATTGAGGCAATGGAGAACGCCATGGATGGTGAGGGATGATGGTCATGAGTGCCGAACGGTTGATTGTCGCGCTACCAACCTATTACGGTGGCGTCAAGTTCAAGAGCGCATTGGAAGCGCGATGGGCGATGTATTTTGACGCGATCAATGTGGAATGGCGGTACGAGGATGAGGGCTACGCGCTTCCATCAGGGCCGTACCTGCCGGACTTCTGGTTGCCAGTTGCAGGCATGCATGCCGAGGTCAAGCCGGAGATCGGATTCTCGTTGACGGAACTGAAGAAATGCCTAGACTTGGTTGGCGCGACAGGCAATCAGGTGCTGTTGCTCGATGGTCCTCCGCGCGCGGTGCCTTTCTATTGCTTGGAGAATTCCCATAGCGATGCTATTGAACTGTTGCAGCCGCCCAAACGACGTGACTGTTCGGCTGACGATGAGCACACGTATCGCATTGCCAGAATTGGCGACACGCACGGTGGGTATTTCACCGTTATTGATCAATTCGGGGAGGAGTCGTGGGGATCTGTAATCACCATTGCTGTTGACACTTCTAAACTGCGATTGCAACGTGGAGAGGGAGTTTGGATCGAGGAGTGGGGTGTTCCACTGCCGTATGGCAATCAATGGCTGCGATTGAGAGCCAAAGAGAGCGAGTGGAGTCATCTGATCTCGGAGTATGGATATTCCGTGGCACGTAACGCGCGACGAACGCGCGATGGCCGGTTGGTCAAGTCATGACGACGATGACGCGGTACCCGACCGCCGAGGAACTGGCACGCAGCCTCGGCGGTCGACAGAATGCGAAGGGCTGGATGGCGAAGTGTCCGGCGCATGAGGATCGCCATGCGTCGCTGTCGATCAGCGAGGCTGATGATGGGTCGCGCACGCTCTGGTTCTGCCACGCAAAGTGCCCACAGGATGATGTCAAGCGCGCGCTGATCGCGCGTGGCCTGTGGCCGGAGGACATGGCGACAATGGAATTGGTCCAACTTACACGACCGGCCGTCAAGTCGGTGGCGAACCGCAAGGCGGTGGCGACGTACCAGTACCGCGACGCGGACGGGACCGTGGTGCACGAAACCCTGCGGTACGAACCGAAGGACTTCCGGCAACGGGCGGTGTTGCCGAGCGGGGATTACGAATGGTCGCTCGCCAAAGTGTGGACCGTCCTGTACCGATTGCCGGAACTCCTGGCGTCGGACGGTCCGGTGTGGATCGTGGAGGGGGAAAAGGACGCGGACGCGCTGGCAGCCACGGGCGCGACCGTGACGACGGTGCCGATGGGTGCCGGGAAGTGGAAAACGCATTACGGGGACTGGCTGCGGGGTCGCGAGGTCCGCATCGTGCCGGACAACGACGATGCCGGACGGGCCGGTGCGCGCACGATTGCAAACGCGCTGGCGGGGATCGCGTCATCGGTCGTCGTGGTGACGTTGCCGGTCACGGGCAAGGGCGCGGATGTCAGCGACTACCTTGCGGGCGGTGCGACACGGGCGGACCTCGAAGCGCTCATGGCGGATGCGTCGGCGATTGAGGCAATCGAGGCGGTGCCGGACGAACCGAAACCGATGGCATCGACCGGCGACGGGATGCCGTTGACGGACCTCGGCAACGCCGAGCGACTGCTACGGGCGCACGGGGCCGACCTGCGGTATTGCGTGGCGTGGAAGTCGTGGCTGGTGTGGACGGGGACGCACTGGGAACGCGATGCGGGTGACCATGAGGTGCGCCGTCGGGCCGTGGAAACCATCCTCGACCTGACCAACGTCGCAGCCGTGGACTTTTCGCCGGACCTGCAACCCGCGCAACGGACCGCGCTTGTCAAGCATTCGGAACGGTCGCAGTCGGTCAACCGCGTCGCCGCGATGGTCGACATGGCGCGGTCCCGACCCAACGTGATCGTCAGTCCCGAGCGCCTGGACGATGAACCGTACCTTGTGAACTTCGGCAATGGCACGCTGAATCTCAAGAACGGCGAGTTCCGCACGCAGCGCCGGGATGACCGGATCACGCGGATGATCCGGTGGAATGGCGAGCCGTCGCGCTACGATCCGGACCTTGAATCGAAACCGAACAGCACGTGGGAGCGGTTCGTGGCACGCGTGCTGCCGGACCCCGAGGTGCGCCGGTTCGCGCAGATTGCCATGGGGTATTCGCTGATTGGCATCACTAGCGAGCGGATCATGATGATCCTCTATGGCACCGGACGCAACGGGAAATCGACGTTTATCGAGACGTGCCAGGCGGCGTTCGGGGAATACAGCCTCACGGTTCCGTCGTCATTGTTCCTCGCCAGCAAGGATTCGCGCGGTGGCGGGTCCGCGACGCCGGACGTCGCGTCGCTCTACCGGGCACGGTTGGTGACGTCGCAGGAAACGCCAGAGGGCGGACGGTTCGACGAGGCACGTGTCAAGTGGATCACGGGCGATGACACGATCTCGGCGCGACGGTTGTACGAGTCGCCGTTCACGTTCGAACCGAGCCACACGGTGTGGCTGTCAACCAATCACCGGCCCGTCGTGCGCGGTGGCGGTCACGCATTGTGGGACCGCATGCGCTCCATACCATTCACCGAACGCATCCGCGACAACGAGGTCCAGGGCGATCTCAAGAAGCGCCTGCGCGACGAACTGCCATCGGTCATGGCATGGATCGTGGGTGGCACGAATGCGTACCAGCGCGAGGGCGGTCTGATCGTTCCGCGTGCCGTCGATCTGGCTGGCGCAACGTACCGCGAGGACTCGGACTGGTTTGGTGGGTTTATGGAAAGCCGGTGCGCCGTGGATGAGGATGCAACCGCGCTCGCAGGCGAATTGCACAAGGCCTACAACGCGTGGGCTGCTGAGGCCAATGAAAAACCGATGACGCCGACGGCGCTCGGCAACGCGCTACGGGAGCGTGGCATGACGTCGTACAAGACCGGACACGGTGCGCGCGCATGGCGCGGGATCGGATTGCTGAGGTGATGACGGTACGGCGGGTTACGGCGGGTACGGCGGGTTTAGACCCTTTTTGCCATAAAGTGCTAGGTTTTTTATTTCACGTAGGGACTTTACGTCAAAACACCCCTAAACCCGCCGTACCCGCCGTACTTTTTGGGGACCAACCAACCGCAACCACTTGACAATACGTCCGTTTAAGAGGGTGGAACGGGGGATACAATGGCGGGATACTGGCTGGCGGTCGGGTTGGAAATGGCGATGTTGGGACTGCTCCTGGCGATCGCACTGTGGGCGCTGTTCGACGCGGACCGCTTACGCGGACTGTGGATCACGGAACGGGAGAGGCGTGTGACGGGATCACGCGAGTGCACCTGCGGGGCGTACCGCCGGTGCTGATGGACGATGTACGGGCGACGTTCGACGTGCTGTACGACGATCTCCAGGGTGAGGTCGCCGGACACGTGCAGCGCCTGATGAAGGGGCGCACGCTCGACGCGCTGTCCGCCGAGGATTGCGTGCAAACGGTCTGGACGAA